TAAAAGATTGAATAAATGGGGTGTTTCCCTGTCCGTAAACAATAAAATACGCCATTTTGGGTATTTTGAAGACCTTGAACTAGCCGCTCTTGTGGCTTCGGAAGCCCGTGACAAATATCACGGCGAATTTGCGAGGGTGGCATGAGCTGCGCGGATCTGATCGGACACTTGTTCTTAGCGCGCGACGTGACGCATTCTGTGCATCTCAACACGCGGTCTTACGCCAAACATAAGGCTTTGGGCTCGTTTTACCCCAAAATCATAGATTTGGCCGATGATTTGGTGGAAACCTATCAGGGCCGGCATGGTCTGATCGGGCCAATTACGCTTCATTCGGCTGAAAAAACAGGAAATGTCGTTGAATTTCTTGAAGATTCGCTGAAAAAGATCGAAAAAGGCCGCGAAGAGTTCGGCGACGACACGGCTATTCAGAACATTGTCGACGAGATAGTTGGCTTGTATCTGAAAACGCTGTATAAATTGAAATTCTTGGCGTGAGGCTGATATGGAACTTCTGAATCCGCTTGCTGACGGCAACTTTCCGGCCCGAACGGTCAGCTATACCGGCACGGCCGGCTCTACCGCGACGTGGCCCGCAGGTCCGCAGGGCGTCGTTATCTGGTCGACGACGGAATGCTATGTGATTGTCGGCGAGGGCGTCACGGCTACGACGGCTTCTACGCCGATTCCGGCGAACACGCCGATTCCGTTTACTGTGCCTTCGGGGACGGGTGCGCCGTGGCGTGTTAGTGCTATTCAGGTCGGCACGGGCGGCGACATCTACTGCAAGCCGATTAACATACGATGAGCTGGGGCGTCGCACTCCGAAACGCTCTGGCTCTTGGGTTGGGCGGTATCGTATCTCTTACCTCGGGTAAGGGCGAGACCGATCTAACGGCAAATCTGGCGACGGAAGCCGGCGCTAATCTCGTCCAGGAGGACGGCGGGCTTATTCTTCTTTAAGGACTACTCGAATGGCTGACGTAAAAATCTCCGCTCTTCCCGCTGCTACGACGCCTGTCGCAGGAACGGAAGTTCTGCCTATCGTGCAGTCCAGCACGACCAAGAAAGTCGCTATCTCGGATCTTACGGCGGGCCGCACCATGTCGGCGGCGGCCCTGACGCTTACGACCACGCCGCTCGGCGTTGCGTCCGGCGGCACCGGCCTCACCTCGCTTACCGCTGGCTACATTCCGTTTGGCAATGGGACGGGTGCGTTTGGGAATAGCAGTAGTCTGTTTTGGGACAGCGCAAATAGTCGGCTTGGCATTGGAACAAGTTCGCCAGTTCTAAAACTGGACGTAGCAGGTGCGTCCTCTCAGATGCGTATATACTCGTCCACAGATACAAACCCTGTCTACACTCAATATAGGGTCGGTAGTAGCATAGCATACGTTGGTATGGACGGTAGTGGCGGATCGCCTTTCGGTTCTGCTTATGGGCTAGTGATGTGGAATAGCGCCAGCGCGCCAATCTTGTTTTCCACATCAGATACAGAGCGTATGCGTATCACCTCCGGCGGGCTGGTGGGCGTTGGCACTTCGTCGCCAATTACAGCATTCAACCTGTCTGGAGGAACGTCTGCTGTATATCAGACATTCACTAATACCTCTGGCTCATACCAGCATTTCTATATTGGTAATCCAAGTAACGCGCTTACCTTTGGACAATCAAACCTAAACGGTTCATTTTCCGCTAACGAGTTAATGCGCCTAGACGCCGCAGGAAATTTAGGACTGGGTGTTACGCCGAGAACATGGTCTACAGGAAAAGCGTTTAGTGTTGGATTTACGGGTAGTAGCGTTTGGAGTGCGACAACAAGCGGAAACATCTTTGTGTTAAGCAACGCCTATTTTGATGGCGGCTATAAATACGACGTTTCTAGTAAACCGGCGTCATACTATCAGCAAAATGACGGCATTCACACTTGGCATACAGCACCCTCCGGCACCGCAGGCAATGCCATCAGCTTCACGCAGGCGATGACGCTGACAGCATCGGGTGATCTGCTGGTTGGGACGACTAGTAGCGCTGGCGTATTAACTTTATCTAACACAGGCGCTTCGACTTGTAGAGTTCAATTAAACGGCACAACAAACTATTCAGTATTTCAAGCCAAAAATACAAGCGGTGATTTTTACTTTGGTATAGATAATTCTACAGGCTCTGGTTTTTCTGCCGGTGCATACGGAAGAGTTTTATACTCATCTGGTGCGTACCCAATAGTGTTCACCACCGATTCAGCCGAGCGCGCTAGGATTGACGCCAGCGGAAATATAGGCATCAAAAACTCTACGTCTGTTCCTGCGGCTAACTTTAGCGGTGGAGGTTACCTCTACGTAGAAGGCGGCGCGCTGAAATACCGTGGTTCTTCTGGAACCGTTACGACTATCGCAAACGCATAAGGAACTACCATGGCTAACACATACACATGGGTAATCTCACAGCTTGACGCATACCCGCAACAGGACGGCCACACGGACGTTGTGTTCACCGTCCACTGGCGGCGTCAGGCGACTGACGGCACCTATAACGCGGATATATACGGTTCACAGGCTGTGACGCTCGACGCCGAAGCGCCGTTCACGCCCTATGCCGATTTGACGGAAGCGCAGGTTATCGGCTGGCTTGAAGAGGCGTTCGGCCCTGAAACGCTTGCGGCGCAGGTCGCAGCGCTTGATCAGCAGATCGCTAACCAGATCAATCCGCCCGTGGTTTCGCCGCCGCTGCCCTGGCAGGCGTAACAAGATTGGCGCGGGAGGACGTTCGCCCGGCCCGCGTCAGTTCTCCACCGGGCGAACACCTTGGAGAAGGTAATGTTTACAGTAGAAGAACTAAACAAGCTGTTGCAGTTGCTGGACATTGCGACCAAAGCCGGAGGCTTGACCGTCGCTAGTGAAGCGCTGCCGCTTGCGGCTAAGATTCAAGAGATCGGTAAAGGTCTTATTGACGACAAAGCCGAAGAAGAGTAATTTCGATTAACCGACTGGCCGGAAAGCTAGGTGAAAATGGAAGATGAACAGGCTGTAGCGGAGATCAGCCCCGCGCCGGAACCGGAAGCTACGGCAGCACCGGAATCTGTGGAAGCGACGCCGGAGGAACAGCAGCCGACAAAATCGTTCTCTCAAGAAGAGTTGGACGCGATTGTCAGCAAGCGCCTTGCAAGAGAACAGCGCAAATGGGAAAGAGAGCAGGCCCAACGGCTTGCGGAGCAGCAGGCTCGTCAACAGCCGGCCGCACCTCCACCCGCGCCGGATGATTTTGAGAACGCTCAGCATTATGCGGAAGCATTGGCTGAACAGCGCGCTCAACAGCTTCTAGCGCAGCGAGAGGCCGCAAAGCAGCAAGCCGCGATCTTAGACAGCTATAAAGACCGCGAAGAAGAAGCGCGGGATCGTTACGAGGACTTTGAACAAGTCGCGTATAATCCTAACCTTCCCGTCACGGACATTATGGCCCAAGCTATCCAGGCTTCCGATATTGGCCCCGAAGTGATCTATCACCTTGGGTCTAATCCGAAAGAAGCCCAACGGATAGCTAATTTGCCGCCAGTCTTGCAGGCAAAAGAGATCGGAAAGATTGAAGCCAAATTGGCCGACAATCCGCCGGTTAAGAGAACCTCAACCGCGCCCGCACCTCTTGCTCCTGTCACAGCTACCCGGTCAAACTCAGGCCCGCGTTATGATACGACTGACCCTCGGTCATTAAAGTCAATGTCAACGTCGGATTGGATAGAAGCGGAACGGCAAAGACAGATCAAGAAGTGGGAAGCGCAGAACAGACGATAGACTAAGCCGCCATTGTCGAGTATGATAACTCGAAAATGGAGGCAGAAATGGAGAGTGAAGATCAAACTGCTGATGATCTGAAGCGGCAACGTAACAGAGAAGCGGCAGCGCGATACCGCGAACGAAACCGGGAAAAAGTCAATCTGCGTATGCGCGATTGGCGGGAAAATAACCGGGAGAAATCCCGTGAACATGCCCGCGAATGGCGCAACCGAAAGTTAGCGAATGGAACACCTGAAGAAGTAGCCGCTATGCGGCAAGCGGAACGGGATAAGACCAATCGAATTAACGCTCGGTGTAAAGAACAGGTATTTGCGGCTTATGGCGGCTATAAATGTTCTTGTTGCGGAGAGACAGAGCCTATGTTCCTATCTATAGATCACATAGATAACGACGGTGCCAAAGAAAGAAAATCAGGGCTTTACGCAGGAAGCGGGACAGCTTTCTATGGATGGCTCAGAAAAAATGGTTTTCCTACCGGGTATCAAGTTCTTTGTATGAACTGTCAGATAGGCAAACATAAAAACGGCGGCGTTTGCCCTCACCAGTCTTCCTAGCTTCTTGAAAGGACTACAAGATGAGTAACTCACTTCTTACTATTGACATGATTACACGCAAGGCTTTGGAAATATTAGAAAACAACCTTGTCCTGACCCGCACCGTCAACCGTCAGTATGACGATTCTTTCGCCGTCGAAGGCGCTAAGATCGGCTCGACCCTGCGTATCCGCCTGCCCGACCGCGCTCTGGTCACGGACGGCGCTGCGCTTCAGGTTCAGGACGACAACGAGCAGTACACGACCCTGACCGTTTCGTCGCAGAAGCACATCGGCGTCAACTTCACGACTGCTGAACTGACGATGCAGTTGGACGACTTCGCGGAACGCGTGCTGAAGCCGCGTATTTCGCAGCTTGCTTCCAGCATCGACGCTGACGTTGCCAATAGCTTCAAATATATCGGCAACTCGGTCGGCACACCCGGCACGACCCCGGCCACCTCGCTCGTTCTGTTGCAGGCGCAGCAGAAGCTGAACGAGAACGCCGCTGTCATGTCGCCGCGCTACGCGACGGTCAACCCGGCCGCTAACGCGTCGCTGATCGAAGGCATGAAGGGCCTGTTCAACCCTGTTTCGGCCATTTCGAAGCAGTTTAAGAACGGCATCTTCGGCGAAGGCATTCTCGGCTATGAAGAGCTGAATATGTCGCAGTCGATCAAGCAGTTCACGACTGGCTCGCGCACGGGCACCGTGACGGTCAGCACCTCGGTCACGACCGAAGGCGCGACCACCATCGTCCTGACGGGCCTTGGCTCGACGGTTATTAAGGCCGGCGACGTGTTCACGATTGCCGACTGCTATGCCGTCAACCCGCAGACCCGTGAGTCGACCGGCTCGCTGTTTCAGTTCGTTGCTCTGGCTGACGTTACGGCGTCGACCACCGCTTCGGTCACTGTCCCGGCGATGTATTCGGCTTCGCAGGCTCTTGCCACGGTCGACGCTCTGCCGGTCTCCGGTAAGGCTGTCACGTTCTTCGGCGCTGCTTCGACGCAGTACCCGCAGAACATGATCTACCACAAGGACGCCATCGCGTTCGCCACGGCCGATCTCCTGCTTCCGCAGGGCGTCGACATGGCCTCGCGCCAAGTTCACAATGGTATCTCGCTCCGCGTTGTCCGTCAGTATGACATCAACAACGACCGACTGCCCTGCCGTATTGACGTTCTGTATGGGTACAGCGTCATTCGTCCGCAGATGGCGGTTCGCCTTTGGGGCTAACAGAAGGGGCTTCGGCCCCTTCTTCCTCTCAAATTAAGGAGCATTGAATCATGGCTATCACTACTCAGGGCGCTTCTTATCCGCTCGAATCGTTTGGCCCCAATCCGGCGTTTCCGTCGGGCACCGGCGGCTATCAGTATACGGCTGGCAATCTTAATGAGCCGGCCATGAACGCTGTAGCCGTTCCGGCGACGGCGACGGCCTCGGCTACTCTGACGGCTTCGCAGGTGCTTAACGGCATTCTGCTTGGCTCGCCGGGCAGCTCGGCGGCGTCCTACCAGCTTCCGACGGTCGCTACGCTTGAAGCTGGTATCCCATCGGCGAATGTCGGCGACAGCTTCGACTTCTCGGTCATCAACGTCGATGGCTCGGGTTCGGGCGTCATCACCCTGACGACTAACACCGGCTGGACGCTGGTTGGTCTGATGACGGTTGTTGCTACGGCCGGCACCGCTCAGATGTTCCGCGCCCGCAAGACGGGTTCGAGCACTTGGGCGCTGTATCGCATCGCGTAATCACAGGAGAAGGCAATGCCTAACACTAAATCTGTCGGTGTTGCCTTCTCTGATCCCGAACTCGTTGCTGGCACGACCATCACGGGTGCGACGATCAGTGGAGGCACAATCTCTGCGGCGTCTACGTCTGGAATCACCAGCTTAGCCGTCGATGTCGCCAAGCCCGCTGCGGCAGGGTCTACCCGCGCCGACGCGACGGCTATGACGGCTTCGTTTAATTGGGTCACGGCTGCGGACGCCACTAAAGGCGTCATCATCCCGGCTCCGACGGCCGGCCGCGTCATCATCGTCAAAAACGATGATACGGCTAACGCGGTTCTGAAAGTTTACGCTCCAAGCAGCGCCAAGATAAATGGCGTGGCTGGCTCTACCGCTTTCAGCATGGCGGCTAAAACAGCCTGTCTGTTTGTTGCGTATGATACGACGGACTGGTTCTCAGTTCCGCTCGTAGCGTCCTAATTTAATCCTACGGGCGGGCTACGGCCCGCCTGGCCCTTCCCATAGGTGTAAAATGGCCCTGATTTATTTGCGTCATGAGGTTCATGGCGTTAAGATCGCTACGCTAGAATTAGAAGCCGAAGCCGACGAAGAGAACGGCTGGGAAAGGTTCGATCCAAATGACGACAGCGTACGATCAGATCAACGGGGCGCTGAGGCTGTTGGGCGTCCTCGCAGAAGGCGAAACGCCTTCAGCGGAGACGGCGCAGGACGCGCTGATGGCGCTGAACCAGATGATCGACTCGTGGAACACGGAGCGTCTGGCGGTCTTTTCGACTCAGGATCAAGTATTTCTATGGCCGCCCGGCGAACTTAACCGGACGCTTGGCCCGACTGGCGATTTTGTCGGTAATCGACCTGTCTTGCTGGACGACGCGACTTATTTCCGCGACCCGCAGACGAATGTGTCTTACGGCATAAAGTTTATTAACCAGCAACAGTATGACGGTATCGCCGTCAAAACTGTTACGTCCACCTACCCGCAGGTCATATTCGTCAACAATACGTTCCCCGACATTGATATGTTTATCTACCCCAAGCCGCTGCGCGAGCTTGAGTGGCATTTCATTTCGGTCGAGGAACTGACGCAGCCGGCCGCGCTGGCGACACAGTTGACGTTCCCACCGGGCTACCTGCGGGCGTTCCGCTATAATCTGGCCTGCGAAATGGCCCCGGAGTTTGGCGTCGAGCCTTCCGCGCAGGTGCAGCGCATCGCTATGTATAGCAAGCGCAATCTGAAGCGCATCAACAATCCTGACGACATCATGGCGCTGCCTTACAGCATCGTCGGCACGCGTCAGCGCTATAATATCTACGCCGGAAACTACTAATGAAGACGCCGATCCTTGGCTCGTCTTATGTCTTGCGTAGCCCAAATGCGGCTGACAGCCGCATGGTCAATATCTTTCCTGAGATCGTGCCAGAAGGCGGCAAAGAGGCCGCATGGCTTCAGCGTGCGCCTGGTTTGCGTCAGCTCGCCGTGTTCCCGACTGGCCCCGTGCGCGGTCTTTGGCAGTATGGCGACTATGGCTATGCGGTCGCCGGCACGAAACTATACCGCGTCGATACGGACTGGTCGTATCACGAGCTTGGCACTGTCGCCGGCGCTGGCCCGGTCAACATGGTCGACAACGGCACGCAGCTATTCATAGCCGCCGGCGCTAACGGCTACATCTACAATAATACTGATGTTACGCTGAGCTGCGGTACAACGAACGGCGACGCCACGGTCACGACCGCTGACACGTCGCTGATTTGGGTCGGGCTTCCCGTCACGGGCTCTGGCATACCCAGCGGTACAACGGTTCTTAGCATAACGGACGCCACAACGTTTGAACTGTCGGCTAACGCAACGGCGACGGCGACGGTCGATCTGACGTTCTCGCCGTTGTTCAGTGAGATTACCGATCCTGACTTTCCAGGCGCTGTCGGCGTTGGTTTTATTGACGGCTATTTTGTCTTTAATGAGCCTAATAGTCAGCGTTTTTGGGTCACGGAATCTTACAATGGCTTAAATATTGACGCGCTGGATTTTGCCAGCGCGGAAGGCTCGCCGGACAATCTTGTCACGCTGATCGTCGACCATCGTGAAATCTGGTTGTTTGGCGTTAACACGGTCGAAGTCTGGTATGACGCCGGCACGCCTGATTTTCCTCTTGCGCGTATCCAAGGCGCGTTTAACGAAATTGGCTGTCTCGCCGCCTATTCAGTCGCCAAACTGGACAATGGCCTGTTTTGGCTTGGCCGCGATGCGCGCGGTAATGGTATCGTTTATCGCTCCAAAGGCTACTCTGGAGAGCGCATATCGACGCACGCTGTCGAATGGCAGATCCAACAATATTCGACGCTTGCTGACGCCGTGGCCTATACCTATCAGCAAGATGGCCACAGCTTCTATGTGCTGAATTTTCCAACCGCTGATACGACATGGGTTTATGACGTGTCGACTGGCGTTTGGCATGAGCGCGCTGGCTGGGAAAATAACCAGTTCACGCGTCATCGCGGCAACTGCCAGATGAACTATAACAATGAGATTGTCATTGGCGATTATGTTGGCGGCGGGCTTTTTGCTTATGATTCTACGGTCTATACGGAAGCCGGCTCGATTCAAAAATGGCTGCGCTCATGGCGCGCATTGCCGACTGGCCAAAATGATTTAAAACGCACGACGCAACATAGCCTTCAGCTTGATTGTGAAACAGGCGTTGGGCTTGTTGGCGACGATTACGATTACCTAGAAGGTGATTACATTACGACCGAAGCCAGCGAGCGACTTTTGACGGAAAACGGCGAGTATATAATCGCTCAAGCGCCTGCGTTGCGCCCTGGCGTCGTCCCGCAAGTTATGCTCCGTTGGTCAGATGATGGCGGCCATACTTGGTCTAACGAGCATTGGAAGTCGATGGGCCGTATTGGCCAGTTCGGCTACCGCACGATCTGGCGGCGGCTTGGCATGACCATGAAAATCCGCGACCGCGTATATGAAATATCGGGCACTGATCCGGTTAAGATCGCCATTATGGGCGCTGAACTCATAATGGACCGCACAAATGCCTGATAATAATACACTTATCCCGGCAGCGCGTGTTCCGATCTGGGACAAAATAACAAACTATGTGACCCGCGAATGGTATCGCTGGTTTTATAATATCTATGTTTCCGTCGAAAACGGCCGTCGATACGGGTCGTATTACGACACGACGACGCAAACTGCGGCGGCGGCTAATACCGCCTACGCCATGAAATTAAATAGCGTTGCAACTAAAATTAACGCCGGCCCTCTAGAATATGGAGTGTATGTAGGCACGCCAAATTCGCGCGTCTATGTAGACAATACAGGCACTTATAACATACAGTTTTCGGCGCAATTTATTAGCGCTAACGCTAGCTCTAAAGATGTTTACATATGGCTTAGTGTGAACGGCACAAATGTGCCGGATTCAGCTACCAAGATTACCTTGTCAGGGTCTAGCAACGCTTATGTTGCGGCATGGAATTTTGTGGTAAGTCTAACCGCAGGCGATTATTTTGAGCTATATTGGGAAACGACGAATACGAACGTCTCGATATTAGCTGCTACTGCATCGGGGCATGTTCCCGCCATTCCTTCGGTTATTTTAACCGTTACCAGTATCGTAGGTGGATAAATGGCCGTTATCACTCCAATCCCTAAAACGCAGTTTATCGGAGCTGACGGCATTCCGTTGGTTGGCGGTAAGGTCTATACTTACGCGGCCGGCACGACCAGTCCGCAGGTTACTTATACAGACTCGACCGGCGCTACACCTAATACTAACCCGATTATCTTAGACTCTCGCGGCGAGGCCGATATTTGGCTTGGCGAAGCGACCTATAAGTTCAAACTGACCGATTCCAATGACGTTGAACAATGGACGGTCGATTATATTTCCGCGCCGACAACGGCGGTGTCGCCAGTTCTGACGGGTAACGTCACGATCTCGACTGACTCGTCTGGCCCGGCGCTCAAAGTTACACAGACCGGCACCGGCGACGTTATGCGCGTGCAGGACAGCGTCGACCCTGATCTGACGCCGTTTGTCATTAATTCGGCTGGTCTTGTCGGTCTTGGCACTGTCGCTCCGGCGGAAGCGCTCGACATTGACAATGCCGGTAAGATCCAGTTCTCTGCTAACGGCACGCCGCGCACGGTTATCTCGGCGGACGCATCTAACTCGACGTTCGATGTCCGCGACAACCGCAACTTTATCGTCAGAACGAACGGCGGCAACCGCCTTACGATCTCGGGCGCTGGCGCTGCAACTTTCTCTGGCGCGGTCACGTTCTCTGGCGGTATTGCTATCACCGGCAACAGCACGGTCACGGGCACGCTGGGTGTAAGCAGCACGCTTACAGTTTCTTCTGGCGGCTTAGTCGTATCGGCTGGCGGCGCTACGATCACCGGTAATAGCACGGTCACGGGCACGTTTGGCTCAACCGGCGCGCTCACCGTCTCGGCTGGCGGTGCGGCTATTACGGGCAACAGCTCGATCACGGGCACGTTGGGCGTTAGCAGCACGCTCACAGCTTCTAACGGTCTGACCGTAACCACGGGCGGCCTGACGGTTTCTGGTGGCGGCGCGGCCATTACGGGCAACAGCACAGTCACGGGCACGCTTGGCGTTAGCAACGCGCTTACTGTAACCACGGGCGGTCTGACCGTCTCGGCTGGCGGCGCTACTGTCACGGGTAACAGCTCGATTACTGGCACGCTCGGCGTTAGCAGCACATTGACCGCTTCTAATGGTCTGACTGTCTCGGCTGGCGGCGCTACCGTTACCGCTGGCGGTCTGACCGTCTCGGCTGGCGGCGCGGCTATTACGGGCAATAGTTCTGTCACGGGCACGCTTGGTGTCAGTAGCACGCTTACGGCGTCTAATGGTCTGACCGTCTCGGCTGGCGGCGCTACCGTTACCGCTGGCGGTCTTACCGTCTCGGCTGGCGGCGCTACGATCACGGGCAACAGCTCCATTACCGGAACGCTTGGCGTCAGTAGCACGTTGACCGTATCGGCCGGCGGCGCGACGATTACGGGCAACAGTTCCGTTACCGGAACCTTGACGGCCAGTAGCACGCTTACGGCGTCTAATGGCCTAACCGTTTCGGCTGGCGGTGCTACGATCACGGGCAATAGCTCCGTGACGGGCACGTTTGGCGTTTCCAGCACTTTGAGCGTCACCGGCGCAACGTCGCTGACCGGCAATCTTTCGATTATCAGCAGCACGACTGAACGCACCATTACGGTCGGATCGTCCGGCGGTTATTTCTATGGCAACGCCACGCAAATAGGCTGGAAAGATTCAGGCGGCAACGCGAAGGTATATTGGGATACGAGCGGCAATCTTACCGCTGCCTCTAACGTAACGGCCTATTCTGATGCGCGACTCAAGAAAAACGTGACCACGATCACGAACGCTCTTGAGTTGGTCAATAAGATGCGCGGCGTTTATTACGACCGCATTGACAGCGGCGAGGCCGGCGTTGGCGTTATCGCGCAGGAAATGCAAGCGGTGTTGCCGCAGGTCGTTAAACAGAATGACGATGCGCTTTCAGTCGCTTATGGTAATGTCATCGGCGTTCTGATCGAAGCTATCAAAGAATTGTCAGCTAAAGTGGAGTCTCGCTGATGGCTTTGCCGGCAAGCGGAACAATCTCTATTAATGACATTAATACTGAGTTTGCGCTCGGCCAAAATATGAACGCTTATCAGGGCCAGCTTTATGGCACGACGAGCGGAACAGCCGGCGCTTTTCCGGCTGGCACTATTAGTCTGTCAGACTTTTACAGCACTCAGAAGGTAACGGCTGGCGGCCCTACCAGTCTTTCGGCGGGCAGCTATACCGTCCCAATCTATAGAACGATCACGTTTACTGTTACGGGCGGAGCGGGCGGCGCAACGGGCGCTAACGGCGTGTATTCTGGTGGCCCGCTTAATGGCGCGCCTACAAGCGGATCGGCTGGGTCTTCCGGCTCTGCTTCGTCGGTGGGCACCTATGTTACAGGCGCTGGCGGCGGTCCTGGCGCGGCAGGCACGACAGCGTCATCCGGCGCGTTGACTAACCCGGCGATAGGCGGCAGCGGGCCCACATCCGGCGGAACAGTAACTGTCACGTTAGGCGCAGGCGGCGCGGGGGGTCAGGGCGGCCCGATCTATAACTGGAATGGGTCGGTGTATGTGTTTGTCGGATACGCCGGCACGGGCGCAACTGGCGCGGCCGGCACCGCGTCTGTTTCATGGACAGCATAAATTGATTACTATATCATCGCATCTCGTAATTAGCAGGAACTGAGCTATGGATCCGTTTACAATGGCCCTTTTGGGTAGCACGGCGACGGGTCTTGGCTCGGCGTTCCTCGGCTCCCGCGCTTCCGGCCAGGCCTCTCAGGCACAGTCTCAAGCCGCCATGATGTCGGCTATTATTCAGGCGCAGCAAGCCGAACAGGCGCGGCAAGACATTCTTCGCGGTCAGGGTCAGGCGGCGCAGGCGATTACGGGCGCGCAAGGGCCGACGCTTGAGTCGCTTCGCACATCATCGCAGCAGGCGCAAGATCTTCTTCGTGGCGGCACGACCGCCGCTTCTGCGGAACTTCAGGCGGCCCGTCAGGCTTCTATTGACCCGCTGATTCAAGCGCAGGCGGCTCAGCAGCAGGCGCTTTACGGCGGCGCAGGCGGTCAGATCGGCGCGCTGACAGGCGGCGCTCAGCAGGGCGCGCAGGCTATTCAGCGCGGCATGATGCAGAGCGGCGGCGCTATCCAGCGCGGCATGGGTCAGGGCGTCGGCGCTCTTACAAACGCCCAACAGCAGCAGCTTGCGGCGCTTTACGGCTCGGCCGGCGCTGGCGCGAGAGCTATTCAACAGGGCGCGGGGCAGGCTACCGGCGCTCTCACGGGCGCTGAAGCTCGCGGGCTGGGCGAATATACAACGGCTGAACTGGGCGGCCTTGGCGCGCTTGGTGGCGCGTATGGCGCTCAGACCGGCTATCAACTTCCGTATTACAACACTGGAACGGCCGCGCAGAATACTATGGCCGCGCTGTATGGCGTCGGCGGCGACACTAGCGCACCGGGTTACGGATCGTTTACGCAGCAGCCAACACTTGACCAGCTTCAGATGGATCCTGGCTATGCGTTTCGTTTAGCGCAAGGGCAGCAAGCCATGCAGGCGGCGTCAGGTGCGTCCGGTATGCGCGGGTCTGGCGCAGCGCTGAAGGCTGCGACGCGCTACGGCCAAGAGGCTGGCAGTCAAGAATATGCCAACGCATATAATCGTTTCATGGCTAATCGTCAGGCGGTTGCGGCAGGGCTTCAGGGGCTTGCTGGATCTGGTCAAGGCGCGGCCAATGTTATGTCGCAAGCAGCCGGCAATTATGGAACTGGCGCGGCGGGTCTGATGCAAACCGGCGCGGCTTCGCGGGCCGGGCTCGGCGCTCAGACGGGCGCTAATCTTGCTAATATTTACGGAACGGAAGCCCAGAACCTCGCCAATATCTACGGCGCGGCCGGGCAGAACGTCGCCGGCGTGCAGGGAACGACTGGCGCTAATCTCGCCAATATCTACGGCACGGGCGCGCAGAACTTGGCTAACATTTACGGAGCCGGTTCGCAGAATTTGGCGAACATCGCCGGCGCGCAGGGCCAGAATGTCGCCAATGTTTACGGCGCGCTCGCGCCAAACTTGGCTAACATCTACGGCACGACCGGCCAGAACGTCAGCAATATTCAGGCCGCGACAGGTCAGAACCTTGCGAACCTTCAGGCGCAGCAAGGCACCAATCTGGCGGCTAACGTGCTGGGCACTGGACAGAACATCGCCAATGTCTATTCGGGCACTGGCACCAATCTGGCGAATATCTACACGGGCACCGCGCCGCAGCTCGCCAACATTTCGCTTGGCACCGGGCAGGCGCTTGGCACTGGATTGGAGAACGCCGCGCAGGCGCGTGCGTCCGGCTACATGGGCGGCGCGACTGCTCTTGGTCAGGCGCTCCAGTCGCCTATGCAGAACTACATGGCGTATAGCATGATGAATCAGTTTGCGCCGCAGGGCACGCAATATGCCGGCGCAAGTCAGTTGCCCGGCATTTATAGAAGCGGCGGCGTTCTTAATTCTATCTTCGGGAGCTGATAATGCCCGTTCGTTATGACATCGCCGCTCAAGTCCCGCAGTATGGCGGCGGCTTCGACCCCATGAATATGTTCGCGCAGATGCAGACGATGGATTATCGCCAGCGTCAAAATGCGCTCGCAGAAATGCAAATGGCTGAATACGCGCGTAAGTTGCAAGCTATGCAGCAGCTTCGCGGTATATCTCCTAATTTCGAAGACCCGCGTTTTGCGCAGCAAACTTGGCAGTATGACCCCGAAACTGCCATGCAGGTTCAAAATGTCATAAGACAGGGCGCAGCGCAAAGAGCCACCGAAGAGGCGCAACGCGCGGCGGCCGGTTATCATACCGGGATGTTGGGCCTCGCTCGGCAAAAACAACAGTTAGAGACGCCTGAAATTATGGCTAAAGGCCGTAAAGAAACGGCGGCGGCAACCGGCGAAGATATTAAAGCCGCACAGCGTCTTGTTGCGCCGGCGTTTATGGCCCGTGACCCGGAAACTTTTGCGGCGCGGTATGCTCAAGTTTACCCGGATCTTCCTGCTAGTGTGCAAAAGCGTCTTGGCGCGCGGCCGGAAATGCAAGACATTGAAGCGTTCTTGTCGACGCCGGAAGAAATTTTACAGGCCCGCAAACCTATTTCTGGCGTAAAAGCCGGCGAAACGATTGTGACGCCGACTGGCCGTCCGGGCGAACCAGCTATTGCTGTTGAGCCAGAGTACCGCGCGCCAAACGCAATGGTGACGAATCAGCCGGGGATGAATGTATTGGCGCAGCAAGGTCGCATGCCTGCTATTGCCGCCGACGTTAACGCACCCGTTGACCCGATTGTCGCTAGGGCGCTTCGCAAACAAGCGACACTTCAGCAGTTGCCGCCTGGCCCGGCGCGCGAGACGGCTGGCGCGCGTATGGATCTGCGCGATACACTTGACACGGTCAGCACGGGACTTGGTGCTTTGGCAGAAGCCGGCGGTATTCCGCAGGCTGGCGCGTCTACTGCGGCGAATTGGAAAGCCGCGTTTCGTAAAAGCCCGACAGGTCAGGCGCTTGGCGGTCTTAGCGACAGCGAGGTTAATGCGCAGCTTGCGGCGCTCCGCACCACGTCGGCGGTTCTCAAGGCCCAGCTCCGTAAAGGTCTTGAAATGGGTATTACCCAGATGGACGCGGTTAAAGAAGCCGAAAAACTTGACGCGGCGTTTCTTAACCCAGACAAAATAAAAGGTCTTAGTGAAGGCTATGCTTCTGTTGAAGCCCTGCGCAAATTGTTGGGCGGCGGTGAAACTGCTAAACCGACGACACGCGGTAGAGCTGGTGAAGAGTCTAAGCCGACAGGCGGCATTGTTGATTGGGGGAGTCTTAAATAATGGACGTTAGGCTTCCTGATGGAACGGTCATCAATAATGTGCCGGAAGGCACTACTAAAGCGCAGCTTTTAACTAAGCTGAAGGCTAACGGTTATGATGTCAGTTCGCTTGAAGCTAAACAGCCCGAAGTCACTGGCGAAGTTGGGTTTTTAAGCTCGCCTGAAGGAGTCGGCGGCACAAGAATAGGGCGGCTTCCTAAGGGCGGGTTTGGTGAAACCGCAACCGGCAAAACGCTTGGCTATCTTGGCGAAACGATTGAGAATATACCTGAAAGCGCCATCGGCATGGGCGCTAGAGGATATGACATTGCGCAAGGTCTTATCGGCTTAGCGACGCCAGAAGGCCGCGCTGCTGCCGGCGAAGCTATCCAAGGCATTCCGCAGGCTGTTCATAAAGAGATTATGGGCGCGGTCGTAAGTCCGCTAAAAACAGCCGGCAGAATAAAAGAGTCGTTCAGAACTGATCCGCTTGGCACGATGGCGGGTGTCTCCGCGCTTACGGGCGGTATCGGCGCTTTAGCGCGTCCCGGCAATATGCTCGCCCGTATTTCCCAGGCTACTAATCCGCTTGCGGTTCCTGAAATGGCGGCGCGCGGCGTCACCGGCGGGTATGAGCGCTTTGTGTCGCCCATTGTTTCTCAGGCTGGCGCTGAACGCGCGGCAGGATCAAAGCTATATGAGACTGCGTTTGATCCCGCAGCAGCGGCGCAAGCTATGCGTCGAGAACCGCTCAGTATTATAGGCGAGGTGCCGGCGGCACAAAGGCTGGCTGAAGCTAGACAATTCGAGCCTGGGCTTGCCACGCTTCAGGCCGATCTTATGACCGGCGAAACGGCGATAGGGCGTGAATCAATCTTGACTGAACAGCGCCGCCTTTCGGCGCTTCAGCAACAACTTCATGCTATTGACCAAGATATTCTTCAGCGTGGCCAAGCGATGTCGCCGCAAGAAGCGGCGTCTGTCTCTCGCATTCGCAACGACATCACTCAGTCTATAGCGGCGGGTGAACAACGTATTCAGCAAGGACTGAGCCAGACTGGCGCTCAGATTCCAGCGACTAATCCGCTTACCTCTGGCGAAGCTGTGGCAGCGCGTACTCAGCAGATCCGCGACGCATTCCGCGAAGAAAGAATATCGCCGGCATACGAGGCCGCTTTTCGGTCAGCCGGTAACCAACGCATTCCGGTAGATAATGTCATCGCTGACGCCGAACGTATTATTGGCGCGCGGCTGGCGGATGTGCCACTTGGCGTGGCCAATCGCACTGTTGCCGATCTTAGAGAATTGCAAAATGGCGCGACATTGCGCCAGCTTGACCGCGTCCGTAAGTCTGTAAACAAAGACATCGCGGCGGCGCAATCGGCGGGTCGTCCATTGGGCGATCTTATGGATCTCCATAATTCTATCGACGAGGCTGTCCGCGCCAGTGACTTACCAATGCGGGCGCAGCTTCAATATTCTAACGCGCTTAATCTTTACCGTAGCGAGTTTGTTCCTCGGTTTAAGACCGGCGTTGTGTCGGATATTCTTCGCACGACCAAAAAGAACCAGTCCGGCATTCTGTCTAGCAAAACTGTCGGCCGATTTTTAGCCGACGAAGACGCTGCCGCGCAGTTTGCGACGACATTTGGAAATGACGCCGTGGCGCGTCGGGCTATGGAAGCTGGTATTCAGGACATGGCGCGGGTCAAGGCCGTTGATCCCATCACACATGCTGTTGATCCAGATAAGATAACTTCGTTTATCGCGGATAATCAGTCTAAGTTTGACCTTATGGGTATAGACGCCGAACAGATTCTTGATCCTGTTCGTCGTGAGGCTCAGACGTTTCTTGAAGGTCGACGCGAACTTGAGCGCGACGCATCGTTCTTCCGCACGGATCGTGGCGAAGCTCTGCGCACAGGCGCGGAATATGCTGACGCACTACTGAAAAATCCGGCCGCTATGGATGTTGGCGTACGCCGGCTTTCGCCAGCCGGACGCGCGGCGCTTACTAAAGAAATTACGGATCGTGCGATCCGCGAGATTAATACGCGTTCGCCCGATAAAGCATTGAACTATTTGGATAAGAACAAAGGCACTATTCGCATGGTGCTGGATAAGTCCGGTTTTGATCGTCTTCAGAACTTGGCCAAGAATCAGCAAGCGCTGCTTGACGTTGAAAAGCGCGCGGTTAAGCCTACGGTTCAATTAGACGTTGATCTGTCTAATGTGCCGCCGGAAATAATGACCGATTTCAATATGGTGGCGCGTGAACTTCAGCGCGTTAAAGCGGCGGAAGAAATGTCCGGTCTGCGCCCGGCGCAAAAGATTGGTGAAATTGGAACGGAAGACATTAAAACGGCCAAGGCGCTTAAACCTGATTTTATCGACAGCCGTTTGTCGATCATGGAAAAGATACTTGATTTTGCGGGTAAATATATAAACCGCAAAACCACGGCCGTGCTGGCGGACGCGTTAATCCGTAATCCTGAAAAGGCCGCTGATCTTATTGAGCGTGAGATAACGCGCCGGGCTAAAGCTGCGACACCTGCGCCTGAATCGCGCCGTCGCACGTTAAGCCGCACAGCTATAACCGGCGGTATTGCTATGCAAAACAATATGTCACCCGAAAACCGCAACGCTATGGCGAGATGATTATGGTCGAATACCAAGTTCTTTTTGATGTAGCCATTGGCGTGATCGGCGTGCTGGGCGGCTGGACGCTTAATACGGTTTGGGCGGCTGTGAAGGATCTCCAAGAGGCCGACAAAGAGTTGGCGGAAAAAGTTGGCCAGATTGAAGTGCTGGTTGCCGGCCGCTATATAACGCGCGAAGAATTCAATTTGACGCTCAACCAAGTGTTTGAACGTCTTGATAAAATTCGTGACATGCTCAGCACAAAGGCTGACCGATGAACTTCCAGATCTTCTTCGACGATGTGCGTAACAGCCTATTCGGCGGCAAACTGTCGCAGGGCCAAGTCGAAGGCATGGAAAAGATCATCAACTATTCGACCGTCAGTCTTGACCAGTTG